AATTTCTCATGTGGATTTTTTTAAATAATAGTTATAATTTATCTAAATATTTTAAAATAATGTGGATTTTGATATAATTTCTAAACCTATCGAAATAGATGGGTTTAAATTTGGAGGAATTTATATGGCTAAATCTAAAAATTGGATACAATCAGCTATCAAGAAACCAGGCGCTCTACATAAAGAATTAGGAATAAAAGAAGGAAAAAAAATACCAGCCAAAACTCTTGCTAAAGCAGCAAAAGCTGGAGGAAAATTAGGACAAAGAGCAAAATTAGCGCAAACTCTAAAAAAACTCCACAAGAAAAAATAAAATGAAAAAAGAAGTTATAAAAGTAAAAAAGTTATCTCCTAAACAGATGGCAGTCAAGAAACATGGTCGTAAAGAAGAATATTGGGGAATGAATAAGGAAGCAGAAAAACATCTTGGAAAGCCTGTCAAAAAGATAAAATTAAAAGAAGATGAGATAGCAATTAATAAGAAACCATCCCCAAAACTTCAAAAAGAAACTGCAAGACATGAAGTAATAGAAAGAGACGCAGAACTTAAAAGAGGAATAAAGCACAGTAGCGCTCATAGAGAAGCTAATAAAGGAGAAAAGAAGTCTTTAAAAGGAGTTAAGTTTAAAGTTATAAAGAAATAGGAGAGCTAAAATGCCAGCAGTTAGCAAAAAACAAAGAAAAGCTATGGCAATAGCCGAGCATCATCCAGAAAAGCTTTATAAGAAAAATAAGGGATTAAAAAAAATGAGTAAAGAACAACTTCATGATTTTGCTATAACTTCTGAAAAAGGGCTTCCGAAAACTAAAAAGAGAAAAAAATGAAAACTAAAATAAAAGATCTAAAACGTGGTTCTAAAATGGAAATGGAGCATACAAAGAGCAAAAAGAAAGCGACTAAAATAGCCAAGGACCATATCAAAGAACATCCTCTATACTATGACAAGAAAGTCGGTCTTCCTGCTATGGAAAAGAAACTTACGAAGATAGAGAAGAAATGCAATACTTGTAAAAAAGGATTGAGTAAATGCAAATGTGGTGATAAATAATGGATAACGTAAGTTATATAACGAAATAACAAAATCTCAGGAAAAACAAAATGACTAAAACAAAATGCCCTGATTGCAATGGGAACAAGAAAGTAATGGGTGCTGGATATATGTTCCACGATTGTGAAACATGTTTAGGAAAAGGCGAGATAGATTCTAACTTAGCAGAAGCTTTGGATAGTTTAAAAGAAGAGCTAGATGAAGTTATCGAAGGAACCACAGAAGTTACTGAAATTAAAATAGAGAAAAAGAAACCAGGAAGGAAACCAGGATGGAATAAGAAAGCAGAGTAAATCCCAAGTAAACTGCGACGCTGAAAAGTATCGTAAGCATTTTGTAAAGATGCCTACCTTGTGGTTCTGTTATTTCTTGATATCATCAATCCTTTGGCTTAACAATCTGTCTAGATTCTCTAATTGAAGTTTTAAAAGCTTCATCTGATTTTCTAATTCGTAAAATGCTCCTACGCGCGAGATAACATATTTGGCAAGCAAACCTATTGCACCAGGCAGCAAAACGCCGCTAATCCAACTTGGCGAACCTATAACAACCCAAATGTCATGCAATGAAATCATTTTATTACTTAATGCTGTAGCGGGGATAAGATTTGAACTTATGACCTGCTGGTTATGAACCAGCAGAGCTACCAGGCTGCTCCACCCCGCAATCAATTTTCTATTTCTTGCCTAAGCAATACTTAACATAGGCGCTATCAACATTATAAATTCTCTGCTTAAGAGTTGTTGACATAACTTTGAAGTCTTTCTTTGGAATCATTATTGGTAATATTGAATTGAATGCAACGCAGAAACCATCTGGACTAGTCTTTTGAGACAAACTGCTGCAACTTGTCATCAAGCTCATTGCTAGTAAGATTATGATTAACTTGTACATCTTTTGCTACCTCAATAGATTTTTTGATGGCCATTTCATTTTGAGTAGATATAATTCCTTTTTCTCCTCGTTTTTTACCTGTATAGTATAGATAACTAACTATTACTCCAGTAACTATAAATCCTACAAATAAAACTACTAGCCCTGTCATTGCTTATCTCCACCTTTAAAGTTATTTACAATATCTGACATATTCTCTGCTAGATTGCCACCAACTCCTAACCCTGTACCACCATATACGAATGTCTTTATTATATCTATAAACATATCCTTATCAGCTATAACATGGTATATGGCTATGATACATAGGAATATAGCTAATACTATTGCTGCTGATATAAGAAGAATAGCACAAAGTCTTTTAGAGCTTTTGTTTCCATCTGGATCTTGTAAAAATCCTGGCATATTTTAATCTCCTGACATCTCAAAATGATACGGATCATTGCGAGTAGTGAAATTTCCACCCCATTTGTTTCTTACGTTAATAGATTCCCAATAGTTTCCTGCTTCTTTATAGAATTCCTTATCGTCAATTAGATTCCAAGTACCTTGGATGCTTTTCTTAAATAAGAATATATCTTGAGCCAGTCTTTTACAATGCTGACTATTAATTATTCCTTTACCAGTTTTAGCATATATTTCTGCTTGCTCTTTAGTTCTATAAGCTTCGCCCATAGTCCATTTGTAACAATTCTCTGATAGATAGTTTAGTAATTTAGCAAGATTTTTGGAAAAAATGAATTGATCTTCTAGTAACTGTGACATTATATAGCCCCCACTTTCTTTAAATAATAAACTCTTTTTATTTGCTCCCAGTCTATGTGATTAGGGTCATATCTTAGCAGCGTCCAACCATCTTCTGCCATAGAGTTATATTTTTCCATGTCTTTTTTAAACCCAACGGGATGAACATGACGCCCCCCTGTCCAGATCGCCCCTTCTAACTCTACTATAATTTTTTCATGTGTCCAGCAATAATCTGCTCTCCATCTTCTTGTAGAACAGAATTTATATTCTTTAACTGGCTTTTTTAAACCTATCGAATCGCAAATTACAGTAAAAAAATCTTGTTCTTTCAGCTTATTTTTGCTCATCTGTGGCAGCACATTCCAGTAATGGATTTTAAAAGATATACTTTAAGTTTATTTAGCAATTCATCATCAATGAAGTATTTTTGCATCTTCATTATCACTAGTTACAGATACCTTAAATTCAGCAGTTATAACTTCAGCAATTTTTTCAGGAGTATAATTAGTGGCATTTTGCGGAGTTACATGTTGAAACACATCATCTTGTGCTAAATCTTGCTGGTGACGTTTTTTACATCTTTCTATACATCTGCAAAAAACCATGACAGGAAGTTCAAGGAGAAGAGTAAGCATCACTATAACAGAAACGATTCCTGTTCCTAAAATTACATATGGGAGACATGATGCTGATAATATCCCAAAGTACACTAGAGTCATAAATGCCAGATTAGTTATTGATGCTACAGAGCAAACCAAAATCATAATCGCATTCAATATTGCTATATATGAATTTATTTTCATTATTAATCCTTAAATGTATATTATTCCTTGAAATACGATAATGATAACTATATATAACTCTGCTTGATTAGTCAATTCTATTCATTTAAATAGAAGCGAAACCACCTGATTTTTAGCATATGATTCGTTGCCGTGACATCAAATAAATCCTTAAATGCGTAGCCGCGACAACGAACTATCCAAATGGCTGGGACAAGTTGTCACACCACCTTGAGATTCATGCCGAATGCAGTAAACAAAAACTCAATCATCTAAAAAAATTTGGATATTTAATAATAATCCTTGATCATAAAGCTGCGACAATATTTCCCCAGAAACATTGGTTAGAAGAAGAAGCATAGAAGCTTACAGTTTTAATACCGATTGTTGAAACCCGTCCTTGCAATTCGACAGTGTCTCCCTGGTTAAGAGTAAAAGAAGCTGAAACATTGTCTGTTAGCAACTGTGGCGAGGCACCTGATATAGCAGTGCTACATGAGCGTATCACGCACACCACCTCCTCTATCTGCGTACCGACGTTGTCTCTCCTAACAAATTTCAAGCTATAATCAGAAGCGCCTGGAAAACCTACAGCGTTAGTCATGGTTATATTAGCGCCAAACTGAGCCAAGCATTTAAAAGGGGCGCCAAACTGTCCAGTGGATGGATTATAAACATTCCCCACGTCTTCACGTTGCACGTCAAAAATATATGTTACCCAAGTGCTATCGCCCGTCACATTAGGTTGAGAAGTCCCTAGTTCAGCAAGGAAGGCATGATCAGCAGTTTGAGCGCTAGTAGTTCTTTTAAGCGAACCATCAGTATCAACAAAAACATTAGGAGGTGTTGTTACAGTTGTATTATAAACAGTTAAATCCTTAGTTCCAACAATGATTTTATTTCCAGTTCCTGTGTCTGTTCTTGTTCCAGACCAATTATATGGCACATAAACAATATTATTGTTGCCAGTAATTTTAATACCACCACATGGACCAACAACACGCACAAAATTTTCATTTCCAGAAATGGTTAATGAATTGCCATCATGAACATTAAGTACTTGTAGTTGGATTCCATAAGTAGAATCATTAAGTATATCTCCAACAACATAGCCACTGCCTGTAATGTAAGACCCATATCTGAATGAACCATTGAAAGTTGGGTTGCCAAAAAATACAAAAGATGTAATACTTCCGCCGCTAACATTCGCAGAAAACCAAGCTCCTGAGCCAGAACCGCCAAGTGCCGCGAAAGCTATCGACCCAGGTATTCCGCTTCCTGGATTAAGAATCGAAACGCCTCCGGCACCATAAGGAGCTTGATTTGATTTAGGCGATGTTTTGTCAATAATCGCACCAGCTGGGATATTTGCAGGAACTCTAAATGACGCTATTGAATTGCCACTACCAGATAAAATTAAATTGTGCCCTACTAATGATGCTATTTGCGAATCATTTTTGCTGTGAGTTATCCAAATTGTTTTAGGATAATCATCACCAACTTGCGATTTATCTGTGATAATTGCAACTTCGTCCAAACTCAGCGATTGATTTGCTGTTCCAACTGTATTTGCGTTAATAGGGATAGGAGTTATGCATCCCATTATTTGACCAAATTGCCTATACGCACCATTTAATTTAACAGTAAACACAGAGCCATTTTGGACGCTTGTCTGGGAGAAATCTAAAAATCCGTCCAGTCTGAGTACTGTAAAAAGCGTTTTCAACGTCGATATAGAAGCCAAATTACCAGTACTATTCAAACCACCAATTATTGATACGGTATGGTTCGATATTGAGTAATCACCAAAGTTTTTAGACCCACCAGGAAATGTAATAGTGGAATTATTAAACAGAGTGGAGCCACCAGCGTTTACAATTGCCGTCGTATCATTTTCAGGCAATAAATATGTAGTACCGGGATAAAAAATAATATTTAAAAAAACAAGTGATGGATCTGATGGAGCTATAAATCCTGAAGTATCTTTAACTGCTGCAGATTGATTAAGACTAGTAGCAGGCAAAATATGAACGGCAGCACTTGTTGTCATACCAGGAATTACGCTAAATAATCTACCAATACTAGTCCATGAACCGCTAAAATAAATAGCATTTGTAGAACTTGTAGATGGGTATAGCCTTATAGAATACGTAGACAAATCAACTGTTTTTTTAGCATAAAAATAATACGCACCTTGATTTGGAATAACAATAGGCGCAGTTTCTGTATATCCATCCAAAATTAAAATCTTGTATTTATTAGCATCAATAGCCAATTGTATTGTAGCATAATCTCCACCTGTTCCAACAGTAGCATCATAGTCTTTTTCACCACCACCACCTGAATGATCATCAACATATTTAATTGTAGCCAATTGCGTACTGCCCGTAGTAAATGTAGGCTCAGTTTGATATTTAGCAAAAATTCCAGTTGGTATAACAACTCCATTTCCTAATGTTTTTTCTGTTAGGCTATCCGTCACTATATTGCCAGTCATAGATGCTCCAGTAAATGCTCCTGAACCTATGTCTACACTATCATTAGGAGTGTTAGGAGATAAAACAGTTCCAGTTCTATTCCATAAATTTTCTGACTCAGTAATTACGTTCCAGTTAGATCCATTCCAATATATTTCATCATTAGCTATAAATGATTGTCCTGTGTTAGTTTTGCTAACATCATTATCAGTAACAGCTGTTGTAATTCTATATAACCATCCAACATGTACGGCTACTAGCGTTGGGAAATCAGAAGAAGTAGAAATTGTTCCTTTATATATAAAGACGTTGGTTAGAAGTTGATTTGGCGTGGTTTTATAATAAGTACTGCTTCCATCATCAATTTCAATTTGCTCAGTTCCTATAATAGATGGTATTTGTACCGCATCACGTATCTTTTTTTTAGTAGCCATTTTTATCCTCGCTTATAACCAAGAAATTACTCTTCCAGAAAATCTTTGGGAAACTATATTTTCTAAACTAACATTTTTAGCATTGTTCCCAAAAACCGCAATATTAATGCATGCCTTGTCTCCTTTAGACATCATTACATCAACAGAACGCCCTAATATGTTTATATCGCCCTTGTCATCCTCATTGTTGGAAGTTAATCCAGATTCTAAAGCCATTGTTTCTTGTAAAACATTTTCTCTATTATATCTGCATAAATTAACTACAAATGATGAATTAAAACCAGATCCAACTTTCAATACGCATCCTATCTTAAATTCTACTACGCAATTCTCTTTAGCGGTGTAGTATATGCCGTCAAAATCATTGCCTATATTTTTCTTAATGTCTCCATATGAAACATTAACGAAAGTTCCATCGCCAGTACAATTAGTTTGTGAGACGTTTTTTATCGCAACAAACAATGATGTTATAACGCTTGTCTTAACATCTATATATCCTCTAATTTCTGATAAGGATTTGTTAACAGCCGATGTTGTTGCTAATAAATCATAACCATAAATTTTAGAATTAACGTGGTTTTCAATCTGATTAATTGTATGTTCAATTACTTCTCTGGTAACCACTTCCGAAGGATTAGGAAATGAATCAATTTTATTCTGAATCTCTCTAATTGCATCGTTTATATATCTATGAGTAGGCAACGAATCAATTTTAGACAATTTATGTTCTATGTTGGTTTTTAATGCATCTACTTCTTCGTCTACATATTTATGCGTAGGCAATGAATTAACTTTAGATATAATGCTATCAATATAATTTTTTAGTTTCTTTATCGATTCATCAACTAATTTGCAAACCGAAGGAAATTTTCCAGCATCTTTCTTAACTTTCTCAATCGTAAACGCAGAAATATCATTAATAGAAGCGTTATATAGAACGTTTATTCCATTATCTATTTCTATTAATTCATCACCAGATATATGCGATAATCTAATTCCATCTCGTATTCTTAATGGAACTATTCCTTCTTCTGTCATTTATAAACCTACGTATAATCAGAATCAGCGGTTATTCTATCATCCCCGGATGATGTAATTCTATCATTATCATCGGAAGTCTCTCTAAGGATTTCACCGAAAACGTGTGGAACAAGAGATTCATAATCAGTATTTGCAAAAACGCTTTTAACCATTGCAAGCGTTATTTTTCCAAATTTACCATTGCTAAATAACATAGACTAATCCTCTATATTTCCTCGGCATCACCAGCTGGAAGCCTATAGCCCCCATTAGCTCCTAATCTCATCTCTCCTCCAGCTGACATTCTGGAAAATCCTGATATTATAGCTAATGGTGGAGCATCGTAATTACCACCAGAGAATAGCCCTTTAGTTATAACATAAAGTATTTTCCCAACTTTGCCATTATTGAATAGCATAGAATTGCACGCCTACTTCTGCTGTTGTATCATCAGTAACAAAATGGATAACATCACCAGCATTAACTCTAAGTCCCGCAGGGTTCATAGCAGAACGAGAAATCGCGAATGTTCCTGTTGGCAATGATGCTGGCTCATTAACAGACACCCATACCACTGTACCAGGCTCTATACCAAAAATAGCGTTAAAAACTTTAGCATCAGACGGAACTGTTACTGATTGATCAACAGCAGTTGCTAAATTAACAGAATATTTTGTATCAGATATTGGCAGGATAAAATCTACAAATCCATTAATATCTCTGGTCATATTCATTTTAGTTGTCATATTTTTTCCTCTTAATATTTAATTACTGGCATTATATAAACGTTATAATCGTTAGTTTGGCTTCCACCATATTCAAATTCTGAAACACGACCTGTTTCTGTTTGAAGCGATGTCTCAGTTCCAGCTACCTCTGGAAGATTTGCGCCAGGACCATATATACTATGGTAATGGTTTTCTACTTGCCAAAACTGGGTAGATCCAAGAGAATCTCCTGCAAGAGCGGCGCACCATGAAGAACGAGATGCAACGTCAGGATCTCTATTGCTAGTTTCTCCATGGCTCCAAAATCTTGGATTTAATCCTCTAAAATCTGGGAATTGGTAATACATCTTGTTAACAGCAATCATTGTTTTAGATGCAACTTGGGAAATCGTTTCATTTCCAATAAGGCTGACTAATATACCAATAGCTCCAGGAACGGCTGGGTCTGTCCCAACTCCATTTTTTTGATACCATACATAAAAATATCCGCTGGATGGCGTATGGAAAGTGAAATATGATCCAGCAGTTATTGCCGTTGCTGCTAAAGGCTTAATATTAGCTATATAGTATCCTGCCGTTGTATCTTTTATTATTTGCTGCAAATCTGCAATAGTATGAGTAGATAATAGATTTATTCTAACTCCAGTACCTCCGGGAGCTGGATCAGTTCCTACTCCATCAATAGTAAACCAGAAATAGTAGTTTATAACTGTGTCGGCGTAATTGAAGTATCTTCCAGCACTAGGCATGACCGCACCGGTCACAATCGTTACGATATCTGAATTTAACAGCGCTGTACTAACCCTAAATGAATCTACAGTAAAAGGACTACTACCAGCTGAATATGATAATATTGTATTTTTAGCTATAGAATCAAGGTATATTTTACCAGTAGAATCTATGCTTGATCTTACTAAATATCCACTCGATCCTAATGCAACATTTGTAAATGTAAATCCTGTTGGCACTGATCCATCTGCAACTGGGGTCATTAACCCAGGAGAATTAGTGGTCAACAAAAGATTGCCTGCTGCAGTTGATCTACACCAAGCAAAACCAGCTCCTGTTCCATATTTTGGGAGGTTTGCAGTATTATCAAATATCTTTGCTTGTAATCTAGCATAAGGTATGCCATTAGAATCGTATGCGCTTGCTCTTACCATGGTTCCATCGCATTCATGCTCTCCTATTCCAGGCGTCGAATCTGCGCGTAAGAATATCTTCCCTATATCAGCATCTGAATAAGATAGACCATTTGGAGTTAAAACCACTGGCAGATAAAGATTCATTCCATCAGCTGTAGGATTAATAGAATTAGTATTAAAAAGGGAGCCTGTATAGAATTCTTCGTCTGCCATTATAGGAAATTGATTTAGCGATAGCTCTCCTACACATAATGCAAAATTTGTAAATGAGCAATCAAATGTAACGCTTGGTGATAATGATATTAAAATCTCAACGTAGTCATCATCATTAGTTCCCAATATCTTTCCATCATTAGTTCCAAATATAAATGAGACATTATAGTCCTGATACGATGTTCCTATAGACAGAGCAGATTTAACAGTAACTATTTCTGTCGCGCTAGGGCTTCCACCAGTTCCATAGAATTTCTTAATTATTATATCTACTGGAAATGATGAACCAGAATTGCTTTTAGCAGTAAAAAACAATGTATATTGATTAGTTGCAGAAGCAAATTTATTTACATCAGGAAATCTATACCCAAAATATTTAAATGAATCAGATAGATTTGGGAAAGAACATTTTATGTTGCATACATACCTAGGATATGAAACCGGAGCAGAAGTTACTGAACCGAATCTTGTAAAAGTAACGTAATCAGTAGCGGTGCTTCCCGTAGATCTATCATAAAACCACCCACCAGGTGTAATCGCAGTAGAAGCAGAAGCAATAAGACCGCTATTAGGCAATGAATCTCTAACTTTAAATTGCCCATTTGTGATGTAGTTCTTTTGCCCTATATCGCTACTTTCTAATATTCCAATATTAGGCTGCCCTTCTCTTGTCCATTGCAATACTGCTGGAGATCCATGGCCATCATTGCTATAAACAGTAATATAATATAACTCTATATCTCCATTGGCATTATATGGAAGAGCGTAAGGAATTATATCATTCCCAGAAGCATCCACAAAGCATCCAGCATCGTTTAAGACGCATGGATTAGGTAATGGAACGTACGTATAGTTAGGCGGTGTTCCGCTTAGTTTATATACAGTCTTTAACTCTGTTCTTGCCTGATCTTTATAGAAAGTTACTATGCCAGCAGATAATGGAAGGCCTGTGTCTTTATCTACAAAGTAAGTTTCTAAATAATTCAATGGTACATAATTTAAATCTAAACCCATATTATCCCCCTATCAAATGCTTTAATCCAGATGGCAAAGCAGCAGCACCAGCTATTCCAGCTCCAATCTTTGCTCCAGTCTTCATTCTATTAAATTTCCTTAAATTCTTTTCTAAATTTCCTATCTGTTCTTCTAATGCCTTAGACTTAAATTGACCTAATCCTTTAGATTCTAATCCTTGAGCAACTTTTAATATATTTTCAGGAGTAATGTCTTTAATTCTTCCAAATTCATTATACATAAGTTTATTTTGCAAACTTTCACCCATATCTTCCACAAGTTTTGGGGCACTTTCTGAAGATAGAATTGATTTTAAAGATTCCATTATCTTCTTAGGATTTTTAATATCTCCAGTAGAAATCCTTGCTAATAAAGAATTGCTCTCATATGGAGCTACATTCTCAGCCCATCCTTTTGCTGTATCTGCGAATTTCTTTGCCAAATTACCTGATGGATCTGTTTTGTCAAAATGAGATTTCATTTGTTTTTTTAGAGCAGAGTAAGCTTCGTTATAATAATGAAGCTTATCATTTCCCTCTTCAGTTAGAGTCTTGGCGGCTTGCTGAGCTTCTAACCGTCTTTTTTCTCCTCCAATCCTCTTTAACAAAGAATGTGCTTTTTCTACAGTTGGATTCTCCATAAATTCTTTATTATATTTCTTTATGCTTGCCCCATATCCTTTAATTACATCAGGATCAAGCTTTGAATATTCGTTTAACTCTATAATATCTTTATTTACTGGTCTAAATATATTGTCATATTCATTTCCCCATTTTTTTTGTGCAGCTCTATATGTTTCTTCTGTTTGATTAGCTATATCAAGAGCGTTTTGTTCCAAATTCTTACCGTCCCTAAGACTTTCAATTAATGATTCTGCTTGTTTCTGAGGTCTTCCTTTCCACAATGATTTTGCGCCTTTAAAAGCAGGAGCAATAAGCTCTCCGCCAGCTGATAATGTGGCACCTATCCCAGCGCCTTTCAATCTGTCTTCAGGACTTACAGCGGCTCCTGCGGCAGCTCCACCAGCAATTCCTCTTAAAGCTCCACCAAGTCCTTTCGCTTGCATTGCTTTTGATAAAAGTGATTGGGCCGGAGCAAGAGCGCCTAATAATTCTCCACCAGCATAATAACCGCCAATGTCTCCACCAATCTTCCCAGCCTCATATGCCGCACCTTCTCCGCTTTTAGGTCTCAAGATTCCTAATGAGTACATTTTAGCAAGAGCATCTCCTGCCCCTAGCACGCCTTGTGTTAATGGATGTCTAGCTAATTCATGTATAGGATCTGCATTAGAAGTGTCACCAAATCCAAGTTTTTCATACCAAGTAGGTTGACGTTGCATTTGTTGTTGTGGCTGAATCTGTTGAGCATTAGATTCTATGCCAAATTCTTTAAATAAATTCTTTGGTTGATTTTGTCCTTCTAACTCCTCTTGTCGGGAACTTATCCCCATTTCTTTAAATAAATTTCTTGGCATATTAATATTCCTCGCGCATACCTTGATTAAGCTGCATACCTTCAATTTGCTGGCTTAACTGACCAAGCTGATCTTCCAAATTAGATTTCTTTTTGTTTCTTATCTGATCTAGCCTTCTCTTTACCTCTTCGACAGATATTCCTTCTTCTTTAGCTGTATGCCTTATATCTTCTTCGGAAAACTCACTAGTTTCTGAAGATCTAGATTGAGCTGATTGGCTATATCCTCTAGCATTAGCTTTATTAGCAGCTCCAACCATTGTGTTTATAAGCTTGTTTGCATAATTTTGAGCTCCCATATAATCTTCTGGAGATATAGTTAATCCTGGTATTTTAATATTACTTAATGATGATTCAGTTATAGACTTTATTGCCTCTATGCCTAACTGAGCGCCTGCCATAGCTCTAAATCTGACTCCTGATATTTCTGGCATTACAATCATAGCGCCCAAGAATTTTTGTCTTTCTGTTGGAGTTGCTGAAGATAAAGCCCTATTAATATCTGATCCAGATATATTTGATCCTCCTTTAGTTGAGAACGCATCCATTAAATCTTTTACAGAATAATTTCCAAGTTTTCTTGCATAAGGTGCTATAGCCTTTGTAATTTCTGGCATAACTGAATCTATCTCAGCTGAAGCGGCTTTACGTTGCTGAATCATTGCTCTTTCTTTTGCGCCAGCAGGATAAATAGGATCTGGCATATTTCTTCTGTCAAAGCCTTTTTCTTCTGCTAATTGAAAGATTGATTTTCCTTCCATTAATTTAGTGGCTGCTTCTGCTGGGTCATATCCCATTCCTGAAGCCTGCGCAATTAATCCAGTCTTTTGGTCAATAGGAAGAGATCTATAAGCCATAGATTGCGACATTTTATCTAGATAATTTGCTCTAGCAGATTTATTGTGTTGTTCTTGAGCTATTCCAGCTTTCAACATATCTGCTAATGAACCTTGATTACGCAAAGGTTGTCCTTCCATTTGCCTACCTGCTTGCCCTTCTATTTGCCCACTACCAAGCTCAGGATGTTGTTGCAGATGGATCATTGCCCCTATTTGTCCAGCTAAACCACTAGCACCTAACAATGGATTTTGTCTTCTAAAGGCTCCTTCTCGTATTTTTTCTCTTATCTCGTCAATTTGAGAACTTGCCTTAGGATCATACCATTGAATCTCCTTTTTCTGTAAAGGCAACGTTCCTTCTAGTATTTGCCTTACTAAAGCGGCTTTATGCGGAGCATCTTGTTGCAGCGATGCTAATTCTGCTCGCGCTCCAGGTTCAACAAACGGCATAAGCAATTGGCTTTTTTTATTAGCTAACTGAGATTTTATAAGCTCTTCTTGCAAACTAGGCTCAAGATATTTTTGTCTAGATGTCTGTTCTTTTAAAGAAGCTCCTGTCTTTAGGCCTTCTAATAGCTTAGCGCCTAGTTCTGTGCTATATATTGGAAAATTCAATGGCATTTTTCAACTCCTATTATTTACAGTATCGAGCCCAATACACCTATAGCTCCGCCTAATGTATCTGCCCAATTCTTATTCTTGCTTGCGGCTCCTGAATAAGCTAGGTTAGCTTGAGATTCCAGAACATCCTTTAATGATTGAGCCATTTGCCCAGATGCGCCATAACCTAATTGATTAATGTCTCCCATGCCACCAAGACCCATGCCATACATTCTCATCATTTGATTAGCATAGTCGCCAAAATCTTGGCTCTGCAACCCTGTTAGGATGCGCATAAGCTCTTGTTGTTCTTGAGGACTTCCTACCATGCCTCCAGCAGAAGCTGCTTGGTTCATTCCACGCACGGCCTCATCTCTTTGGAACTGATAGTTAGGTGACGCTTGATATCCTCTTGTTAATTTAGTAAACAAATCTCCTGGTCCCTCAATTAAACTGCGATATTGCTCCATTAGAGTAGGAAGAGCTTCTCTACCTGCATTGACGTATGGATCGTAGTAAGGCTTAATTTGGCCTGGGATTTGTTCTAGATATTTGTTAGCTTCTTTAGCAGGGTCTTTTTTGTTCCCCAATAAACCGCCAACAAGTCCCGCTCCTGCTCCAATTAATGATCCTAGCATAATTCACCTCGTATTTATTTAAAATTTATTGCCAAATAAAATTAGAAAATTTTTCAATATCTTCTGCCGCATCTTCTAGTATATCTTCAATGTTTTGTTTTTCTTGTGCTGAAGTATTCTCTTCATAGTTAGGAGATAATTTTGCCGCATTACAAATATTTATCGCCATATTATATGATCCAATTAAATCGTTAGTTATTTTATATCTAATCAAGTATATAAATTTTGATATATCGTCCGGTCTTGTCATATAGCACCTATAAATTATTTTTATGATTATAAATACATTCGTCTAAATCAATTTTTTCGCTATCTGTTAAAGCCATATCATCAAATACCACAGTTGCTAAATCATTAGAACAAAATACACGAAATTTCTTGTTAGGGAACAAGATCTCTATTTCTTGAGCAAGCAATATTTTGTTTCCTTGCCCATCAACGCGAGCTGGATTGTCTATATTATAAGCATTATCAACAATTTCTCTTGTGTAGTAATATTTATACATAAATTAATAACACCCCGATATAATCTATAGAGCCACCAAGCGTAGTATGCCTAACATTAATCCCACCAACACTACCAGCAACTAAACTTGTCAATAACGGAGTTATTTGCAGATTATACAATCTATTTGTTAGACCTGTTAAATTATATAATGTTGCCGTATCTGATGCCGTAAATTGATTGTATAACTGGCCAGCCCCGGAGTTGTACTCAACGGTAATATCAATATTTTTATTTGCTCCAGCAGCGCCGGAAGAAACAAATCCCTGCACATAGCAATCCACTAGAGAATAAAAATCGTTCGGTATTGAAAAATTAAAATTAAAATTTCCAGCCGCTCCAACATTTCTAGTGCGATAATTATTGTAAATACCGTTTGTTTCAGCAGAAATAAAAATACTACGTGAACCAAGAGATATATTTCCTGTTGCCGCGCTGTAAATAAGAGGTTGCGTCGCGCTAAATGCATGTATATGATCAGCTCTAGCAATTGTTGATAACGCGCCAACGCTTACCGTTCCATTTGGCTTTATATTCGCAGTTAATGTTTCAAAGGATTGATTAAAAGCCGTGTTAGTCGCAATATCAGATACATTAGCAAGAACCCCTGTGTTGTTTCCCTTATAAGTATTAGCACCAGCTTGTTCTAACTTGGCATTAGTTACAACATTGTTTGATATCGTTGCCGCTCCAGTAGACGCCAAAGTTACATCTGTAGACATTGTCTGTGGAACGTACGCAGTTCCTCCGGCATTTCCAATTAAAACCTGTCCGCTTGCCGGTAAAGTATTAGGAACTATTGCCTCCTTTGTTTGAGCATCGTTTGTAACGTTTCCTAAACCTACTGCTGTAGCGTTTAATGTTTGCCAGCTCTTGTCTCCACGCCAATATTGCAAGTTTGTTCCTGCAGTAATCGTAGGCTCTTTAGAGTTTAGTTGCGCTTGTACATCGGATGTTACGTTAGTTAAATAATCTATTTCTGTTGCTGATGAAAGACCATTTATTAGATTTCCGCCAGCGTCTGTTATAACTGATAGATTAGGGGATAACGGCGCGCCTGCTGTTGTTTGTAGCGTCTTAAATACACCGCCAATAGATACTTTTAATGCCCCTGTGTCAGAATCATAAAGAAAAGACCCATCAGGAACTTTTCCTTCTAATTCTGTTATATTTGCCGACGATTGACTAGGCGTAACTAATCCTTCAACGGAAGTGTTTTTCTGTAGTTCTATGAATAACTGGGAAAGGATATCTCTCCACGTATCCGTTAAACTACCATTTTCATCAACAAACTTAGAGTCTATGAAGTTAGGTATTTTCATTGGTAAATACTCATAACACCATTAGTCATAACAAACCTACTATCTCCCCAAAACCTAAATTGTGGAGTAAATTCATTACATCTTGTTTTGACCCAACTTACCAATCTATTTTGCCTTACTCCTAATGGATTTAATGTATAACCTATTATATTTCCAAAGCTTTCCCCACCATCCGTAGAGATGGACACGTCCACACGCTGTATGCTAGAAGAGTCGCCCTGCTCAATAGGGAAAACCATATTGTTTACAATGAATGGCGATGTATCAGGCAATCTAATTGTTTGCCCTATTCTTATTCTTACAGCTTCTTTACCGTCTAGGGTTGTATATTCGCTATTCAGCTCATATACATTGCTATCGTTAAAGCTCACGAAGTAATAAGAATTTGCAAATGCAACAACCCTTTTAGCTATATGAAAGTTCATATTTTCATCACACAGATTAAAAAACTTGTCAGTATTAAAATCATAAGCATAACTTGCATTATCATCTGGGTGAGGAAATGTAAATTGATATATTAAATGACCATCTTGTTTAAATAAGAAAGCATAAGCTTCTTCTGGATGCTTTAATTTTGATAATCTAAAGTTAATTCCGTCAGTAGATATCTGCTTAATATCTCCGCCAGAACTATACATAATAACAGGCCCAGATTTCTCGTTAGATCCTATCCATACAACGAAATTTTCACCTGAAGCTATAGTTGCAGGATTTAAACATCCATAATCAATGTTAAAACCGCTTGTTCTCTGATATGGGAAGAGATAATAACCAACGTTAATCCATAGTTCAGATACTGTCTTCCCCATAACTAGTAGATTATTTCCTCTACCAGGAAGCCTCACACATGCAACAACATTATCTGGTTTGGTTTGGAATAATCCAATATTAGCAGGGGCTGCCGGCCAACTTATCCCATCATTCAATGCAGACAATCTCCATTTAGGGTTTGAAGAATCTGGAGAGATGAAATAACCGTCCTGAAATGCTATATAACCAGGAGTAAAATCTATCGACGCCTTGGTAAAGGTATTAAGATTATAGTTATATATCCAAATATCTTTCTTATCGCATATAGCAATCTGCTTGGCATCATTTTCATCAATAAAAACATCGCCTGAGAATGTGTCTATTTCGCCTATTTTTGTATAAATAAATGATGCATCTATTGTATATACAGAATCGTATATAACAACTATTAACTTTCCAGATCTAGCGCTATTAAATAATCCTCTTCCTCCGCCGTTTTTTTCACCTAAATTAACAATACTTTTATAACCTGCGTATGGAACTAACCAATTGTCGGATATGATCATATTCCAAGTTTGAGCATTGGAAATTTTGTTGTAACGACCGAATGCGGTAGAGCCAACAATATCTAATGGAATTTCTTGAAAGTGCTGCGCTCTTCTCATTATGGTATTGTCCATCCTTTGCCAAGACTTGCCTGGCTCCAAATTCCCGGTCCTCTCTTACCAAAAGCAGTGATTGTCTGTATGGTAAAATCATATGGGCTAATACTTCTAAACATTGATTCAAATTCTTCTAGTTGTCTTTCAACGTCAGGCGGAACATCAATTCCATTCTCTTGACATAGAAAACTAGCTACTTCATATCTCAGATATGTTAGATAATACCTATCATATGTTAATGATAGATCAGTATCTAAAGATGGAACTTCAGATAAACCAAACTTGCCCCAAATCTTAATAACATACGGAGAAGATGGAGAGAAATACAAATAGAGGTCAGAACCTCCTATAACTCTTTCAATTCTATATTTTAAAGGCAATGCATTAACATTATCTATACGAGGAGTTCCAAAGTAATCATACCTAGACGATCTTTGCATAGATTGCCTGACATTGGTAGCTAGTTGAAACGTGACGGTGTTCTCTGTAATTAAATCAGGAATAAAATACTTCTCCTGACCAATAACAGATGTCATCACATATTCCTTAAAATATGGAATTAATGATTTATCAACTGACTTAATAGCAAGAACGTCATTTAAAACATCTAGCCCGTCGAGTATCTGTTCACCAGTAACTGATTGAAATCCTCGTGATACTATTGACGAAAGATAATACGCTTTTGTAATGAGTGTTCTTGCTAAGTAAGTCATATTGATTTCCTAATTATAGATATTGTCTATAACCAACTACGCTCAAGCTTAAAGCTCCGCTTGCAGTTACCAAATAATCAATTTTTGGAACAGCGCTAGAGATTAAGGAAGGAACGCATAGTTGCATTTGCTGAGCTTTAGCAGCTACAACACCACTGATTGTCATTACAGTTGTTGCAGACGACCCAGTAGGACGAATGCTTGCAATGTCAGCAGCAGCGTTTGGAGTAAAGCTAGCATGTAGAATTACTTCAGTAGCAGCAATAGGCACTGCTCCTGATAGATCAATAGCAGCATAAGTTGCAGATGAACCACCGCTTAAAACAGAAATCATAGAATCATAAAATACCGTTCTTTCTGTTCCTAATCCATATTGATAGAATGGCAAGAAATGAGTGCTACCATCAGAAATGGCGTCACCAATATATCTTATCAAATCATATCCAAATGGCAGCTCAGGGGCAGTCAAAGAAAGCGATAGAATAGTTCCGGTTGCATTATAACCATGGGAATCTGCAATCACGAACACATGATACTTCGTGCTAGCAGCAAAAGTACCAGTATCTAAACCATTGATGCCATTTACTGCGGCATCGATAGTTTTTGGAGAAGCTATTACCATATCAAATGTGTTTGTAGAATCACGGCACTGACCAATTCCAACAGTTAGGGTGGTGGCAGTAGCGTAACTTAGTTTCAACCCATTGATATACATCAATGGGGCGTTAACAATAGGTTGTGACATATACTTATATCCTCAGATTATGGGTTTAATGGAAAGCAAATTCTCATTGCGTTTTCAGATTGCAATGTTGATCCCCAGATACAGTCGTTTACGAACCCTCTTTGATTTTGCCCGAATAACGAACCATAATATGCTCTTATAGAAACGCCACTTTCTGGATCTGCTTTATTTGCAGTTGGGAATGGAATTTCCTCTGGAAGACGCGGCATTGCCAAGAATAAAGAATCACCAGACCATACCATTCCTGCTCTGTGATCAGGAATCATTTGTATCTTCATGCCAGCAACAATATTCTTGTTAATGTTCTGATTCTGCGTTGGCTGTGAGCAAAGACCTGGAGAGATGTTCAATACAACAGTTGTACCTGAAGCATCAGCGCCAGCAGTTGCTCTAATTTGAACTTGGTTAGCAGATACTTGGTGTCCAATAAATGTCAAATAACGAACATTTAATGCAGATGATGTTTGATCAACGAAATAGCCTAAGTCATTAGCATTGATAACGCCAGTGTTACCACTGAAAGAAGCGTCGCATGTGCAAGTAATCTGCGTAATATTTAAACCAGTTGGATCATTCGTGCTCACAACAGTCAATTGTTTTTTAGCAGTTGTGTTTCCATTACCGATTAAACCGGCATATTGTATAGGCAACAAGTTGGATTTGTAGAAATCTGCATCTGCATATCTGCCTAAATCCCAAGACATGCGTAATTTCTTGTTATCATCTACGACAAATTGGTTCAACATTGTGTTAACTATTCCTGGAACATTGACATCAGGAATAATTACGCGTTTAGCATTTTTAGCCGATCCATAGTTATCAAAATAAGACAACATGGTAGCCAATTGTCCTATGGAGTTAATAGCTGTTACGCCATCACCATAGAAACGATATGTTTTGCCAAGAATATTTTTGTTTGCTATATCAGTTTCTACTTTTGTACCTAATTCTAGCACAGCAGATTTTCCGAATTTTTCCATATATTCTTTAACGTTGAACAAGAATTGCTGTGCGCTGAAAGCATAAGCGACGTTTGCAGATTCTGAGCAAGTCAATGATTGAACGCGTTGTTCGCTGTTCTGGAAAACGGCAACTAAGCTATTAGTTGTTGTGAAACGTGGTGGCAAATCCCATGTCACGGTATCACCCAAGTTAGCTTCTTTGTCTTGGAAGTTTTGGAATTTTTTGTTGGAAAGATTGACTAAAGCAAACGAGTTCAACAAGTATGCATTTAATCCTGGTTGGTACGTCTGTACCGCCTGTAAAACATTATTAGGAAGAGCCATTTATAATTCTCCGAAAATTGATTAAAAAAATATTATTAAAAAATTTAACGGGTATTTAATGGCTCGAGATATGTATTGCTATCCTCTTAACCAATCTTGAGAACGCAAGTCTGTAACAGTCATAGAGCCACTATCAACACCAGCCGTTGAGGGTCGTTCTTGACTTAATGGAGCGTTAGGAACGGGTTGTTTTACCGCATCTTGATTTGATTTAATTCCATCAGATATCTTTTTAAGTACTTTAAAAGCCCTATCAGGATTAGATAATACTGCCGCAAACTGAGGGATTTTTTCAGGATTCTTTCCTAGTTCGTAAATAATATCTGCAGCATTATCAAACTTGTTAAATAATGGCGCAGTATAATGATTTACGACATCGCTCATATCACGAGTAACGTCATCCCAATCTTGATACTTCTTGGCAGCCTCTTCAAATGAATCAGCCAACCTATTAGCTTCTAGCTGCATCTGTCCTTCTAAATATTTCTTTTGAAGGACTTGCTCAACTTTGGCGCCAAACTCATCTGGAGCAACTCCTTGGTTGTCTTGAGGAGATTGGTATTGTCTTATCAATTCGGCTTTTGCTTGCTCATAAGCGCTTTGCTTTGCAGCAGCAGTCGCTCTTGCCAATTCGTCTCTTGTAAAAGTTCTTTCATGTCTAGCCTGCGTCTGCTCAACTGCTTGCGATGCCTGTTGTTGCTCTTTAGGAGCTTCATAAACATTAGTAGTTGTATTAGATTCAGCGCTAGAAACAGAAGGGGCTTGCACCTCTTGTGTTGACAAATCATCTACTTGCGTAGACATTGATTGCTCATCAGTCATGATTACCTCATTTCTACTATTGACCCCGTAACGGTATTTCCTCAAGTACGATTGGTAGCGACTATTTTATCCGCATAGTTGCGTTATCACCCATTTATATTATTAATAACAATGGTTGTCAATAGTTATTCACATAGTTATTCACAAAATATTGCTATTTATTTACATGATTATTAGCAAAATATCATTACTTATTCACATAGTTATTCACAATTTATGCGACTAGGGCTATACTCCATAAAAACATTAGGTCTAACTGACCAAAAAACCGCATTTTACCCCTATTTACATTAAGAGGATTTATGGCCGAACTAGCACAAAAATATCAAGATGAATTACCAAGGATTAAAAGAAACATAGAGAATTCTTATTCTTGGTTCAAAGAAAACTACGATAGATTCAATGCTTTTAGAAAATATATATTCAAGGAGCAATTAGATGAGAACTATTTAAACGTGCTTAGAACTCTTAATAAGCCACAATTAGAATTTAATATACTAGAAGCTTACATATCACGGCTTAAAGGGGAGTTTTCCAAACAAGAGCCATCCACAGTTGTATCTGCAGACCATGGAGCACCGGTAGATGCTAGAACAATTAAAGCGGTTGAAGACCATTTCAGATTCATATTAGAAGAAGCTAAGAAGAGCAATACAATCTACCAAAATTATGACGACACTCTAAGCGGCGGGTTTAGTGTGCTTAAAGTTTGGACAGATTATATCCATGAGATGAGTTTTGACCAATGTATTAAGCTATCTAGAGTCTACCATCCTGCTTTATGTGGCTTTGACCCACTTGCAAAAGATCCTCATAAGGGTGATGGAAGATTCTGTTTTGAGATATTCCCACGAGAAGAAATGGAATTTAAGCACGATAACCCAAATATAACTCTAGATAACGTTAAGTTCACAAGATCAACAGACAACTACACAGGAATAGGAGGAGTAGGTGGATTTCAATGGTCTTATCAAAATCAAAAAGAAAAGATTCTATTGTTAGTAGATTATTATGAAAAGAAAAAGAAGCGCGTAAAAATAGTCAAGACTGCTGATAGTCCAATATTAGGCAAGGGAAGGGTAATGACAATGGATGGATATAAAAAGATGGTTGATGCATGGGACAATATAGTTCCAGCGCCAGCTATTGTTGGGCAACCAAGATGGTCTACTATAACAACAATATGCAGATACAAGTTAATAGAAGATCAAATAGTATCGTATGAAGAAACAGACTACTCTAAATTGCCTCTAATATTTGTTGATGGCAATTCTGAAGTAATGCAGGACGCTACAAGCGGAAAAATAAGTCAAATTACTAGGCCATACATATTCCATGCAAAAGGAATGCAAGATTTAAAAAACTATGCTGGTAATGCTCAAGCGTCAGAGTTGGAAAACATAATCCAACATAAGTTCATGATAGCTGAAGAGGCTATACCAGAAGCAGATGATTATAGAAATGCATATAAAGATATACAGAATGCATCACTTCTAGTATACAAGGCCTATTCAGACAAAGAGCAGATGAAGCCTCTACCACCTCCTCAGGTAGTTGCTAGACAAATGATTCCTCCTCAAATATCAGAGACATTTATGATGGCTGAGAAGACTATACAGAATCAATTGGGCTCTTATGATGCAGCTCTTGGAATAAATGATAATCAGTTAAGCGGGGTAGCTATAGTAGAAGCAGCGACACAATCAAATGCGGCGGCCATGCCATACATAGTGAATGTCATGACTGCTTTATCTAGAGCATTTGAGATTATATTAGATTTGATTCCTAAGTATTACGTTACGCCTAGGACTATTCCTATATTTACAAGAGATGGCAAAAGAGCATATCAAATAATAAACGACCAACAAAATCCTGAATCTGTTAATATGAAATATGACGATAACGTATTGACAGTTAGAGTAGAAGCGGGTTTGAACTTTGCTATACAGAAGCATCGGGCTTTACAGCAGATAATAGGACTATCTTCGTCTATGCCTATATTTGGTCAGTTTATGAATACAGCAGGTCTGCAAGTCCTTTTAAATAATCTAGAAATTAAGGACATAGATATTCTTAAAGATCTAGCCGCTAAGTATCAGCAAGAACTAGAGCAACAAAAACAAATAGCCCAACAGCAACAACAACAGGCCATGCAGAATGATCCAAGGGTCATGAAAGAACATAACGCTAGAATCAAACTTCAACTAGAAGACAAGATAGAAAGCGATAAAGTGGCGGTGCAATCAGGTGAGTTGGCTATATCAGAACAGAAGCTTGAGATAGAAAGACTCAAAATATTAGCTCAAATAGAGGAAAGCAAGCGTGCAGCTATAGTTAATATAGATAAGCATATGGCCGAGAAAGAAAGAGCCATGGTAGACCTTGCTATCAAGAAACTACAAACCCATCATACATTACATATGGACCATGGCAAGCATGAAAGAGAAGAAAGAAGGCTTAAGAGACAAGAGAATCAGCAAGATGAATCGAAAGAGATTGATGAGAATTATATATAAACTTAGTATGGCTTAAGTAAAGCAGGTGCCCAAAGCACATATGATATCTATTAATATATAGTTACACATTATCTTCCTCCAAATGCTTTGTTTTTTGCTTGTGAAACTAAATTAGCCTGCCTCATAATATCTTTTGCTATTGAGCTTTGTTTTGCTTCTGATGGTTTTACATACAATTTAGATATTAGACTTCGGCTAAGTTCTATATCTATTGCATATGCCATTGTATCACAATTAGATACTAGGATATCATTGGCATAATATACACCGATACCGTTAACACAAAGATTGTAAACGTCTTGTGTCTCTTCGTTCTCGCGCTCTTTTGGCTTCATTGAATTTATAGCATTCGTGAGAGCAGTATCTTGCATTACATGATTTTGCTTCGAATTCTTTTTTACAAATGCAGCAAATATATTTCTTAACTTTATTGAAACTGTTTTTAGCATTTTGCCTATGCCATTCTCTGCCTTCATTACTTCTATGCCATGCTTTTGCTTGCTCTCTGATACGATTAAGGTGGTCAATCTGAGCGATTGCAAGAGGAATTCCTTTACGTTTCTCAACATGCATTTTAAGATGTTGCTTATTAGAAAGACATTCCAGGTTGCTATAGTTGTTATTAAGACAATCACCATCCTTATGATGAATAATATAGCCTTTTTGAACTGTTTTCCCGCTATAAAATTCCCAAATAGCCACATGCAGTCCCTTAGCATACTTTCTTTTTGTATAGTCATCTGATTGGCTAAGATAATATCTTTTCGAGCCCATAAGTTTATATTTGATTCCATTAAATATAATAATTTCTTGTATTTCCATTTAAATATGCCTCCAAATGATAGCATATCTAAACAAGAATCGTCGGTCAATGTATCCAGTCGCTTAAACTCATTATCGCTAAAGATAGGATGCCCTGTTGTTCCTATAAGATTCTTATACCTAATTACCGATTTGTTTATCCCACTCATTCCGCATGACAATACTCTTCGCAAACCAAACGGAGTAATAACAAAGTCTTTCTTTGTTATTGTTTCAATATTTTTATATCCAAATAATGTAGCTATTTTTGTCCCAGCAACAAAACAAATATCGTCAAATCTATGAGTGTTATTAGCCGTTATCTTTCTGACATGATCTAAACACATGTTTGTATGAGTTCCATATCTAGGCAATGACACTAGATGTTTAGCAAGATATGGTTGAGCAGCTAAAAATCTGGCTGTTTTGCTATTAGATCGTCCATCAGATGTCGTCGCATTACATTGTATATCTATAACTTGTATTCCATGATATTTACTTAGAAGAGACAATAGAGTTGTGCCAGTACTTTTCTTTTCAATTGCTACGGCTGAAGGCTTAACATTATATTGCAAACATTTATTATAGAATGCTATAAACTCACTCTCCAAGTCCTTAGGTTCTACCCTTATCTGTACGCATTCCATCCAATGTAAAGCTACCTGATCAGCAATATTCCCTATAGCAATAGGCTTATACAAACCCCACAAACTAAATACTGTAGCGTCATTATAAGTCTTAGATGTCTCTGCAGTGTCAACTGTTATAAAAGATGCCAATATATTCGGTTCTAACTCTAATAGAGGAAACCAATCTGGCTTAAATATACCGCCACCAGAAGGCTGAGGATTTTGTTGATATTGGGCAGCAAAAGTATATGGCTCCTGCTCCTGCATCTTAAGTAATTGCTCAGATGTATGTATACGAGGATCTAAAGCATTGTTATAGCTATCAAGAGCAGGTATAACCAATGAATGCCAACTATCTTCTTTCATCAAATGCGCAGTTAAGTCTGCTTCATGAACTCTTTGCCCTATGTTAATTGTGGGAGTTCTGTCTCCATTGTTACGACGGCTAAGAGCAGTGTTATAATACCAGTCTATACTTCCTTCTCTAACAACATCTGAAGATGCTTCATCTGGCTTTATTAGATCGTCAAATACCATAGCCCCAGTAAATCTATCTATTGTATACTTAACGCCTGCTCCTCGACCGGTAATAGTACCTCCTGTTCCTGCAGCATATACACAACCACCAGCAGAAGTTTCAAAATTACCTTTACTATAAACAACATCAGACATTTCTACGCCAAATATAGTTCTATATGAAGGCATAGACATTATTTCTCTTATTGTTTGAGTTTGCTTAACTGCTAAATCATAGCTATAGCATATATACAGATAGTTGCTATCAGGATATCTTGCCATAGTCCATGCTATAAAGTGGATTAGAAGTTCTGACTTGCCATATCTAGGTGGCACGTTGATATTAAGTTGGGTTGTTTCTCCCTTTGCAACCTTTGATAATGCTCTACATATCTGTATGTAATGCGATTCTCTAGAGATAGGAAACGACATTTCGAAAGGACGACCCGTGCGTAGCTCATAGAAATACTGCGTAAAACGCAACAGAGATGCTAATAAGTCTATTTTAAGCTCTTCTGTATTTAGGCGTCTATCTGTTATCACGATCCATTAATTCCCATGCTATAAGTACAAGTAGAACAACTATAATCATCATATTATTTGCCTCTGTTTAGATATATGTAGCGTCGCCATTAACACTAGTCATAATCAGCATGCAGTATAATAGCTTCTTCTAGATTAGAAATATCAATAATCCTTCTCTCTCTCTTTAATCTTATCCATTAGCGCATGTAATTGCTCTAAATCTGTCCTGGCTACTATATTAAGCTTCTTATCAGCCTCATAGAATCCCCTAAGTTTACATAACTGCTCACCTGCCAAAAGAGCAAGCCTTGCCATCATCAAGTTAAGAGGCTCATCGTCATCTGGTATTCCATGGTTTATAACCTTAACTAATTTATATATATACCATTCTTTGCTTGCATTCATATCTGTAGGCAGACCTAATCTACTAGTCTGCCTTATCCAATCTTGTATTTTTGGTTTAGCGAATAATGCCTTTGCTGTAGCTAATGCATAACCAGATGTTTTTGCAGCTTGTTTTATATCTCCACATTTCACATATTCCATACAGAACAAATTCTGTTGTGGAGTAACGCTTTTAGACATGTTTTATCCCAATAAAATGTTTCACGAAAATGTTTCACGCATACACTAAATACTTGTACAAAAAATGAACAATGTCCGATAATAACAATTTCAAATACTTCGTTTTATCCCTATTTTTCTAGGAAAATAAATTTCAAATGTCCGATAATAACTTATTATCACTTAAATTGATATTATAACATAAAAAAAACAATTGACAATGTTAAAATAATAATTGACAGCGTTAAAATCAAATGCTATTATAAGCTTATCGTAAACAAATATTATGGAGTAATCACATGGAAGACTACGCATTAACAAAATCAGATCTAGAAATATTAACTTACATTTCAGATAAATTTAGGAAAATACGACAGCTTAATGGAACATTTGATGACATAGATCATCTTAGAAATCTTATGTTAATAACATGGTCAGAGAAGAATAAAGCATTCAAGCACGTAATAAATATTTTATAAATGAGAAAATTATCCAAAAAACAATTTGACAATTTAGATGTACAGAACTTTAAACGTTCATTATCTACTATTTTTATTAAATATGGCCATCATGACCTTGCTAATGATGTTGAGCTATCAATGCCTTATCATATGTTAGAACACTACGTAAGTTTAGCTACTGAACTTTTAGAATCAGATAACTCAATGCCTATGGTAAGAAGGATAAATAATGCTTTAATAGAACTAAGATTAGGAGTTTAAAATGATTAAATTTAAGACATATAAACTAGGTTTCACAAAGCTAGAAACAAAGATATTGGATATTATAATTTTTGCATATGCTTTTGTGATAGTATCTGCTATTTCTGTATCTACTATAGCTTATTTTTGGTGATAATGATGATTCGGAAATTCCTACTGGAGAAAAGACACAGAAAATTATCCTACAAATAATCTTTTACTATCATTTTGAAAAGGCAAATACTTGAAAAAAAGTATCATCGTGATATAGTGATGCTTCGCATGATTATAGTTTTTCTAATTATAAAATCTTTCATAAATCCAATTCCATAACATGGTCATAGTCTTTAAACTTCATCAATTCACAAACATGGATGGCTAATAGATTTCCGGAGCTAACATTCAAAGTGATTTTATTCGCTTTTCTTTCTTTACTCCATCTTACGAATTGAGATATTAGAGCTTTCCCAATTCCAAGACCCCTGGCTCTTCTAAGAACAAACATTCCGTCTATACGAGTACATTTATGACTGGTGCGATAGCTATGATGGGTAGAATAGCATCCTACGATGTATCCAACTATAATATTTTCTAATATTGCAACGTAGCAAATCTCATTTGGATTTTCAATTGCTTTTATTATTGATTCTTGCCCACAATTTGAGCCATCTTCTTTATTATCATCAAACCAATGATCGTTGATAGTCGGATCGAATATCTTCTCACATTTAATAAAAATTTTAGATAATCTTAAAATGTCTTCAAAATCGTTGCGTGTTGATTTTCTTATTACAAATTTCCTATTCATTTTTGATTATTTTCTCAGTAATTTCCCCTATTTCTCCGCAATAAAAACATATATATGTGCCATTTTCTAACACTATAGTTTCATTAATTCCTTTTTCATCATCACCATATGGACAATTTGTGATTTTTTTCACATATGGCGATCTTTTTACTCTTTCCATAATGTAATTTGGGAACAAAAAATACATCATCCGAGTTATTATCCAAAGAG